TTTCGGGCCGCAAAAGATGCGGAGACAATTTCTCACTTCATTCTGCGCTACAGCCATGATCTCAAGCTGAGCGTCGATGAAGAAATGCAAGCGCACGCGCAAGCTGCAAGTTCGGCCGGGGCTCCCGATGAGTTTTTTGATGCATCACTGTTTGACGATTTCGAAACAGAGCAACACGCTGCCACTCCCTGCTGACAGCGACTTTCCCGCCGCTTCGGCGGCGGGGTTTTTTATTCGCGCCATCACGCCCTGAACCAACATGATCGAAAGCATTTATTTTGCCGGCCCCGATGTGTTTCGTTCGGATGTGAATGACTGGCGCAAACACGTCATTGAGATTTGCCAGGCACATGGGGTTCTTGCCCTTCTCCCCTGCGATACCACGGAAACCAATGCAAAGGCAATCCGCGCCACCAACATACAACGGCTGGAAGAGGCATCGGCGATCATCGCCAATCTGACCCCGTTCCGTGGAGTCGAGGTCGATACCGGTACCGCCTTCGAAGTTGGATATGCCTGCGCGTTGCATAAACCGATTGTAGGTTTTGCGACAAATCTTGAATCCTTGGAAGCTCGCGTTGAGCGTCTCTATGGCCCCCTGGCAGAGAGTCGGGGCGCCTTCTCTCGGAGAGACCGGGATGGCTTCGGCGTAGAAGAATTTTCTTTGCCAACCAACCTGATGATTGCAGCAGAAATTCCGATCGTCGCAGGCGACGTGGATATGGCTTTGGGATTGCTACTGCAAGAACACCGTCTTTTCGAACGCCCGAGATGAGACGCGGCGACCGGAACTGTTTCCAATCAACGTCTGCAGTGCTATCACGTCCGTACTACGAAGACACCCGGCGGACTGCTGCTGATTGACGGCTTTTCCGCCAGTGCCACCACTGGCGCGGTGACGTGGCCAGGCAGAGCTTTCTCTTTAAGACCCCCCGGACATTGGCAGCGATCCCTATGGCTGATGACTGAATTTCTTGCGTGCCGCATCGTTGCCAGCATCAAACATCTCGCCAACACAAACCGCATCAGCCACAGGAGCAACTGAGTCATCAGTGACGACATTCACCGGCTTTTCGTTCATGCCCGCTATCACCTGCAGCCTCAGTGCGTTCAATGCATCCGCCATTCTATTCATCGCCATCACCCCCGGGTCAGGACTTCTGTTTCTCTATCTTGGTGAATTATAGAGTATGATTATTGTTGCCAAAAGCGTTAAATTTTTTGTACGACAGGATAAATTGCTGCGGTCTTGCCTATCCATGCTGCCAAAACACATCAACGAACGGACATTCTACAGAATTTGTTTAACCATCCTTCCGACAATAGTCATATTCAGGAAATCAAGAATGGTCAGATATTTTCGCGTTGCGGCTTTTGCATAGCAGGCAATCGGCCCCTTCAATGTTGAGGCGTCTGCCCTCTTTTATTACTTTCGTTGTGTTATAAAACTAATCTATAGTAGAATGCTATAAGCGATGGGCGAGAATTCAGACTTATACCTTGTGGGCTTGAACATCGACAAGCATACGGCGCATTTTGCTTGTCGACGCGACAAAACGCTTGTGAAAGCCGCGCAAGGAGTTTACTTCCGAGCCGGGTTGAATGCCGAAACGATGTTCAACACTTACGGCATTCGGCTCGCCAGGCACTTCTTCCAGACCGCTGCACTGACTCACTCAACGGCCTGGTACAAACGTCCAACACATGGACGCGTGTTTATTGGTGGGAACTATCCGTTCTGGAAAGCCATCGCCCCTTACGGCGGCGATTTTAAAATCGTACAGGGTATTGCTCGCCCTGTAATTAGCGATCCACGTATGTATGAGCTTGTGGAATTTCAGGACCCGCTAGGCGGGTTCGGAATGTATTGTGCGACTCCTGAGATGCTGGCGATTCAGCTCATGGAAGCGACGAAGACAAACATTGAAAAGCATCTGCCAAAGCTTGAGATGGATGCGATTCTTGATGGCCTGCTGAAGAAATATGGTGGCAAATCGCAAATGCTCGCAACGCTCCAAGAGATCGCCGAGATCGCAGACAAGGGTAGAGAGTTTGACCGTTTGTTGAAATATTATCTCCGGTTGGATCGGAGTTCAAGAATGAGGTGATATATGCCGCTGTGGGTGGATTTGTCTGAACATCAAGTAACCTTGAATGTGTACAAGTCCCCAACCGGCAAACGCCTCATCTTGAGGCCATTAGATCACCGGATCAGCATACCGCCCGGAGTTTCCGAACTCGGATTCAAGCAGCATGGCGACCTCTATGAGCGTCATGACCTCAAGCTAACCCTCTCGCAAATTCTCAAATATTTCCCCAAGGCCTTTCCGGGAGATATCCCCGTATCCGAGATCTATTATCTGCCGCCGGCAGAAGAAATTTCTGTTGAGCGTTATCAATGGCAACGCAATCGGGTTGGTGGCCAGTCTTTTGGCAATCGCCAGAAAATATGCCCGCTGACCGAAGCGCTGTTCGAAGAACATGTGAAGCCTAAACTCCGGGCAAACTACTCGGCCAACTTTGACGCATATCGCGCCCTGCATCCGGACCTCACGCATTGTTCGCTGGTTCAGATTGCTGGCCAGGGAGCATGGATCCTCGAACACGTCGGCGACATTGAAGTATGCCGTCCTCGCCCGATTAACCCAGCATGGGTAAAAAAAGTGGATGACTTCCTTTCTCCCGATGCGACCAGTTTCGGCGGCCGGGCAGATGACGACCATCAAATATTTGTATTCGGCAGCAACACTGCTGGGCGGCATGGTAAAGGGGCAGCCCTCTTCGCCAAGAAAAACCATGGCGCAATTTATGGGCAGGGAGAAGGCCTTCAAGGCAAGAGTTATGCGATCCCGACAAAAGACAAACAACTCCGGCCGCTACCGCTCGAGAAGATTGCGGCGGCGGTCGATCAATTCAATTCCTTTGCCAGGGAATATCCTGACCTGACCTTCCGCGTCACCGCAATCGGATGCGGCCTGGCCGGCTATAAACCTGAAGCAATCGCCCCGCTCTTCAATGATGCCCCGGCCAACTGTCTGTTACCCGAAGAATTCATGTGCGCGAGGGAAGAAACAATGGGATCACACAACGATACCAAAACAACAGCGAGTGAACAAACGATACATCCTGATAACGATTTTCGTGGAGCACATCTATGACAACCCCCCTTTCCCAGATGACGCCAACCCAAGCAGATCAAGGCGACTGGTGCCACATCCTCGACGTGTTGAAAGAAGCGCAAGAGAAACTTGATTCTGCTGGTGTTCGCCGCTCTCGGATTGACGGCGCGATCAACATCGCCAAAGAGCACGCAAAAGACGCGCGGAATCTCTCCACCACTACTGTGGAGATCGATCAAAGCGGACATCCATACGGCCGAGTTCGGGTTCCAACAATGTATTCGGGCCTTGTTCCAATCTCGGAATTCAACGCCGTCGAGATCCACAAAATGGCATCCGCCATTGATGGCGACGATCTGATGCCGATTGAGGATGTTGAACCCGGATCAAGCGTCATCGCTTTCTCGGTTTGCCTACATTTCCGCCGTGGCGGAATAGACACCGTACAAGATTTCCACTTTGATCCTACGGAACCTGGTGCAAGAACCGTTGCAGAAAGAGATGCCGAAGAATTGGCGTTGTCTCTGTCGGATATGATTTTGATGTCAGATCCATCGCTGGAGCCGAAGTATGTTCTGCATTACCTCGCAAACGATCCGCGCGCCATGACGAAAGAACCATCTGGGCCGCAACCGCCTTCTGTATCGCAGTTCTACGAGGAACTTCTGAACAACGTTGAAACAATCTACGGAATTTCGGAAGAGCACGGTGTTGACACTCTGGTGGATCTTTTCTATCTGCCACACGTAATCGAACTGCGCAGGTCCGGCGACGAAAGTGCGTTCATCGAACAGTCCCCAAACAGCAAAATCGATGAGGTGCTGAAGCTCCTGCCTTCGGCTGCCTATTGGGAATCATTAGTGAGCCAGGAACTGCTACTGGACAACAAACCTTGATCAGGAATTTCTCATGCAAACAAATCCAAGCGACAACATAGCAATAGAGGATTCCATTCTGGATGTGCCGGGCTACTACCTTGTCCAACTTTCATCCAGAGGCAACCCTGATTTTGGACAAGACCCAGACCGCGAAGTATTCGGGGTAGCAGATCAGCAAGCTCAAGTCGGATCCCTGCGCGAGGCGTCCATCCTTTGTCGCGCTTACATCAGCGAAAACGGCCTTGGTTATGGCAACTGGACCGGCGGCCAGATCTTCAATCGCGCAGGCCGGCAAGTGGCGCAGATTTCATATAACGGCGGGGTCTGGCATCCCGTCGAGGCGGGAATCCAGCAACAGTCCAGGCCTGACGGAAAAGCGCCATCGCATGGAGCGGACGCTAAGTCCCTCGTCACCGTTTACATCGAGGCGTATGCTGTCAACGATTATGCCGATGGACTCGACTATGCCAAAACAGAAATGGATGAGGCCTATCTCAAGCGTTTGCGATCGTTGCAGGCGCTATGCATTACAAATGGTCTGGCCGAATGCCGTGTTGATGGTGGCCCGGACGCGTGGGGACCAGGAGACATAGAAAATAACCTTTGCCTGACCACACCCCAGCTCATTGTGACCCCAACGGATTTCTGGTTCTGCGATCAACCCAAACATGCTTCCTATATTATCGAAACGCGCGGAACATCTATCGATGAATTGTGCGATCTGGCCAGAAATTCAGAACATAAAGTGCTGTTCTTGGGCAATGATCCAACACAGCTACGCGACCGGATTGCGGAACACGAAGATCTCGCCGCTGAGCCAGACGATCAAATGAGATTGTCATCGCCATCCATCTTCTGAATGAAATCGATACTTGACACCCGATTTGGCAGTGACGAGGCGCTTGGTGTGTATTACTACACTGACGATGGGGTCACCCTCACGCTGGCCCAAGTCGAACGAATGATCATTGAGCATGGCCGAGACAACCTGCCCGGAATGCAATCTCTCTTTCCGGATGACACCTCAGCCATTTGCTGCACGAATTACGCCATCCAAATCGCCAGGGCCATGCCAGGGAGAGTCCACATTTTCGGTTTTGCCAACGAAAACAATCCCACTTCGCGAGTCGCCAGAGAAGGAATACACCCAGACGGCCACGATTTCGCGGTAGTCGACAACCGTTACCTGGTTGACCCCTGGATACGCCTGGTCGCAGCCGAAAGCGGTCAAATCGTTTTTGATCTGGAAGACCCGTTGGATGCCACATCGGTTCGGGACACTTACGGCCCGAAAGAATGCTGGACATTAATGAAAACCGCAATGAAGGAAGGGGCCGAGTCAAACATGCACAATCAAAAATTTTCTACCGCAGATGCCGATCGCTTGCTTGGCCTATCGGATCAATTTATGGAAGACTGGGAGACACACGAGGGAGCCTCAAACCCCGAGTGCAAGGAACGTCGCATCGAGTACGACGCAATCCGCGACTTGTTCGTGAACGCCCCAAGAATGCTTGATCTGCTTCTCAGGGCCGCAGGACCGGATTCAAGTCTGCCGCGCGATTTGAAAAACGATTTGGAAGGTTTCCTCCGCGAAGAGGAAATTGCTCGGCTCTGTCCCCGTGCGCACTCCTCAGAGCGGCCTGGTTGTGACCCACACGAATCGGAGAAACTAGAAAGCGGCAGCACCGGCGAACCATTTACGGTAATCGGCTTTTACCAGGACAACGGACACATTTTTGCCCACCACGTTCGCGCTAATGACGCGTTGAACGCATTCGTCGCTGTTGCTGCAGAATACGAAGGTAACGCAGAAATGGTGTGCACACTACCTGGCCATGTCGGCGAAGGAACGGGCCTTACCTTCCCTGGGGAAGCGGTGGTCGACGGCGCTACAGTGCTCGAACAGCCGGAGGTATTTGGCACCTTACCCCCGGATCATGCGGAAGAAGATCACGACGATGCGCCAGCATCGTCATCATTACGCATGTAGAAAACGTCACCACGACAAAAGAGGCGCGCTTCGTGACCGATCCCCAACTCGACGCACTCCGTACCCCACCGCACTCGGTCGAGGCCGAGCAATCGGTGCTGGGCGGGCTGCTGCTGGATAACAGTGCCTGGGACAAGATTGGTGATTTGATCGCGGAAAGCGATTTCTACCGCTACGACCACCGCCTGATTTTTCAACACATCGCGCGCCTGGTCGCCGCCGGCAAACCGGCCGATGTGGTGACCGTGTTCGAGTCGCTGCAGAACACCGCCAAGGCGGAAGAGGCGGGCGGTTTGTCTTACCTCAACGCGGTGGCACAAAACACGCCGTCGGCCGCCAACATCCGCCGCTATGCGGAAATCGTGCGCGATCGTTCCGTGCTGCGCAAACTGGTGACAGTGGCCGACGATATCGCCACCACCGCGCTCAATCCGCAGGGCAAGGAAACCAAGCAGCTTCTCGATGAAGCCGAATCCAAGGTGTTCCAAATCGCCGAAGCTGGCGCGCGCGGCGGCCAGGGTTTTCAGGAACTACCCAAGCTGCTCACGCAGGTCGTGGAGCGGATTGACGAGCTGTATCACCGCGACAATCAAAGCGATGTGACCGGCGTGCCGACCGGCTTTGCCGATCTGGATCGCATGACGTCCGGTTTGCAAGAGGACGATCTAATCATTGTGGCTGGTCGCCCATCAATGGGCAAGACAAGCCTGGCCCTTAACATGGCTGAACACGTTGCCATCGACCAGGGCTTGCCGGTGGCGGTGTTTTCGATGGAGATGGGTGGCACGCAACTGGCCACGCGGATGCTTTGCTCAGTCGGCCGCCTTGATCAGCAGCGCGCCCGCAACGGCCGTTTGCAGGATGAAGACTGGCCGCGCCTGACGCACGCGATTCAGAAAATGCAGGATGCGCAGTTGTATATCGATGAAACGCCGGCGCTCAACTCGATGGAATTGCGCGCCCGCGCGCGGCGCTTGTCGCGTCAGTGCGGCAAGCTGGGTTTGATCATTGTCGATTACCTGCAATTGATGTCGGCCAATTCTGCCAGCGGCGGCGAAAACCGCGCCACGGAAATTTCCGAAATTTCGCGTTCGCTGAAATCACTGGCGAAAGAATTGCATTGCCCGGTGATTGCTTTGTCGCAGCTCAACCGTTCGCTCGAACAACGCCCCAACAAACGCCCGGTGATGTCCGATCTGCGCGAATCCGGCGCCATCGAACAAGATGCCGATGTGATCATCTTCATCTACCGCGACGAAGTCTATAACCCCGATTCGCAGGACAAGGGCACGGCGGAAATCATCATCGGCAAGCAGCGTAACGGCCCGATTGGCTCAGTGCGTCTGACCTTCCTTGGGCAATATACGAAGTTTGAGAATTTTGCGGGTGGCGGCAATCAGGAGCACTAGCTTACTGATACCCAGACTCATTCGCATTGACCGTAATCCGCAACAACTTTGGATTCGAACCCGCCACTCCGCCACCAATGTAGGTCAGCCGGCCCTCTTTCTTGTAATACGTTTCCAGGCGCCAGGCATCGCCCCCGAAATAAAAGGGGATGAAGGACTTGCCCGTGGTGTAAGTTTTCATGTCGGAAGGTTGTCCAGTCAGATCTTCAACCTGACGCTGCGACATCCCGATCTGCAGTTTCGAAAATTTGCTTTTCGGTGCAGGCGTCCCAATAATTTCTCCCTCGAAAGATCCATCCTTAGACATCACTTTCCGGACACTGCCATTCGCTGGCTCACTGGCGACGGCCACGGAAGAACTGTCCGATTTTATCGCTTGCTGCTGCGTGGCGACACACCCGGACAACAGTGATACGGTTACTACTGCGAGCACAACGGCTTTCGTTTTCTCAATCATCACTTTCATGTCAGACATCCCTTAATGTTGGTTGCAGTTTTTCAATTTTCCTTCTCGATGCTCAGCACAGCATTATTCGGTATTGAGTTCTCGCTTCAGACTTTCTCCCATCGAAAATTTCACAACGCGGCAAGCCTTGATCTGCACCGGTTCGCCCGTCGCGGGGTTGCGCCCTTTACGCGATGCACGATTCATCACTTGCAATCGTCCAAAGCCAACGTAGGCAAATACGCCCTGCGATACAAGTGCGCTTGTGATTCCATCGAACACCTTTGAAACTATCTGGTCTGCCTCTGTCTTCGTGAGGTTGAATTCAGTCGCAACCAGACTGGCAAGGGCGGTTTTGCTCATCGTATTCCTTTCTCAATTGCAATGAAAATCTTCTTCGCGGCATTGCGCGCGGTTGTCGAGGCAACCCGCGCGCGCCCTCCTTTATGTCACTTTCTTTAAGCCGCTGGAAATCGCGGCCGCAATTGGCTCCATTGATTTTTCATCGGGGATCTTCAACAACCGGACAATGTCCTGCTTGGACACACCAGCAAACTCAAGCAACTCAACAATAGTCGGATAGCGCTTCCCGGAAGCTTCCGTGAATTTCTTCATGGCAGCATCCAAAACAAGAATTGAGGCTGCGACAAGAATCGATTGCTGCCTCGGCCGACTCTTGGCGTATTGTGAAGCTTTCAATACCAAGGCCATGCGTTCGAAATCAATTGATGTGTCGCCATCCAGCCAACAACTGATTTTCAATTTTTCATGCATTTCAGCCCCATCCAGATTGACAATACCAACTAATATCCGATTCTATAGAAAAAAAGTCAAGACATATAAAAATAGGCCTTTTTCGAGTATTGCATGAAATTTTGCAATTTTATGCGCACATCTATCGCACTATTTGACCTTCGAAATCCAGGGTATGCGCGTCGCCTTCGAGCGCACATTTCACCCACTATCTTGCTCTGGAGAGCATAAATAAAAAGAAGGTATACACATGCACATGTCATATAGTATAACGATAGTAAATCACCGCCTACGCCATCAGGCGTTCAATCAAGCTGTAAAAAAATGGTTTTTGCGAATGCGTTAAAACAACTTTTTAAGAAATGGCTAATTTTCTTCTTGTTTTTGTTATTATTGCGTATTATTATCACTTCTGTCATTTTTTCACAAAACCGACAGGAGGCTATATGGGTAATGCAGCCCAGCAAGAACCGTTGTTTGTCCCGTTTCAGAACAAGAAATCAACTGAAGAAGGGAATTTTGCTCCGGCAATGCTGAAAGCAATTTCTGGCTTATTGCTGTCAATTTGTCTGCTTTCTTACCTCTCTAATGGATATGAGGAAAAGCGGCGCGCGGCAATCGCCTCTCACGCCTGTATGGCGGATATCACAACTTCAACCAAATCAACGCCACCGGACCACAAATAAATGGCAACAATTTCATCCCCAATGGAAACTCGGGAAATCCGCCACTTCCACCTGTTCTGCGGCCTTGGCGGTGGCACCAAGGGCTTTAACAAGGCGTCGCCACGTGTTGGCAACATGGTCGGCAAATTCCGATGCATCGGTGGGATCGATGTCGATGCACCGGCCATCCGAGACTTCGAACGCCTGACTGGCGCGCGCGGCACGGTGCTGGACTTGTTCGATCGCAGCCAATTCACCGACTTCCACGGCATGGAGCCGCCGGCAGGCTGGCGCGAGGCGTTGCCGGCCGATATCCGCGCGGCGGCCGGCGGCGAATACCCGCACATCGTTTTTCTCTCGGCGCCGTGTAAAGGGTTTTCCGGGCTGCTTAATGAGACCAGAAGCAAGACGGCGAAATACCAGGCCCTGAATCGCCTGACGATGCGCGGAGTGTGGTTGATGCTGGAAGCCTTCGCCGACGATCCACCAGAATTGATCGTTTTCGAGAATGTGCCGCGCATTGCCAATCGTGGTCGGCATCTGTTGGACCAAATCGGCGAGCTGCTGGGGGCCTATGGGTATGCCGTGGCGGAAACGACGCACGACTGCGGCGAGCTCGGCGGCCTGGCGCAGAGTCGCAAGCGTTTCCTGCTGGTCGCGCGCCACATCGAGAAAGTGCCGCCATTCTTGTACGAGCCGGAGAAGAAAAGCCTCGCGGCAGTGGGTACGGTCCTCGATCGCATGCCGCTGCCGGGAAATATCTCCGCTGGCCCGATGCACAGAGTACCCAACCTGCAATGGAAAACGTGGGTACGCCTGGCCTTTGTCGAGGCTGGCAGTGACTGGCGCAGCCTGAACAAGCTGGCGGTCGAAGGCGGTGTCTTGCGCGACTACCTGATCGTGCCTGAATACCATCGCGGTTTCTTGGGCGTGAATAAGTGGGGCGAACCGGCAGGCACGATTGCCGGGCACAGCCGGGCCACGAACGGCAACTTCTCCATCGCCGATCCTCGCTTCCCTGCCGGCGGCGAGTATGGTCAGCTGGGCGTTCGCGCCTGGACGGATTCGACTGGCACCGTGACTGGGCAGCGCTCACCGATCCAGGGCGGGTTTTCGGTGGCGGATCCACGTACCGGTATTAAACACAACAACTGCTTCCGCATCGTGCGTTTCGACCACGCCGCCGGCACGATCACCAGTGGGGCCGGGCCGAGCGCAGGCGGCCAAGGTGTGGCAGATCCACGCTCGCCCGTAAAGTGCGATGGTCGTGGCTCCAATAAATATCGGGTCACCCGCGTGAATGAGTCGAGTGGCGCTGTTGTTTCTGCAAGTAGCAGCGGCAACGGTGCCTATGCCGTTGCCGACCCCCGCCGTGCTGGCGAAGGCTTCGGAAAATACATGGTCACAGATTGGAACGGTGCCGCCGGCACCGTGATCTCCGGCAGCACGACCGGGCAAGGCGCATTCGCCGTGGCTGATCCGCGCCCCAACGGTATTCCTCAGAAGGGCGACCACTATCTGACAGGTGGCCACTACGGGGTGGCGCATTGGAATGAACCCAGCGGCGCCGTGTCGTCGGCCGCCTGTCACGACAACGGACGCTGGTCAGTCGCAGATCCGCGCATCCCAGCGGCAAGCGACAAACTTGTCGCGCAGATCCGCGCGCTTGACGGTACCTGGCACCGACCATTCACGACCCTGGAATTGGCCGCTCTGCAGTCGTTGGTCGACCCGGAAGAATACCTTGAGCTGGACGGCCTGAGCGATAGCGACTGGCGCGAGCGTATCGGCAACGCCGTGCCGCCAGGCGCCGCAGAGGCCATCGCGGGCGTAATGGGCACCACCCTGTTGCTGGCCTGGTCCGGAGAAACCTTCATGCTGTCGGCGGCACCGATTTGGGTGCGGCCGGTGGCCGTGGCGCTTTCTGTTGCACAGAAGAACACCACTTAACGTTTGAGTTGAGCCGCATTCGGCGGCGCGAAAGGACTGAAATGAGCGAGCAAAAAGTGCCGCCGACAGATGACGGCTCCAACGACAGGTTAGGCCCCGATGCCACAGACGTGGAATTGTGGGCCGAGATTCACCGGCTGCGCGCCGCTGTGGCCGGACCTGCTGGATTCGCAAGCTGGCAAGAGGCAGCGACAGCGGAACGACACCTGCGGGCGAAAACGCGGATCGCATTCGGTCGGCTCGCCGATGTGGCCGAAGAACGCGCGCGGCAGGACGCCAAGTGGGGCGGCGCCGAGCACGACGACCACCACACGACGGCCGACTTCGTGCGGTTGATCGAGGACTATGCCGGCTTGGCGCGCACGATGGCCAGCATGAACAGCCCCGAGAAAGCCGAGCGCAGGCTGATTCAGGTGGCCGCGCTGGCTGTTGCGGCCGTTGAGAGCAGCAGGCGTCGTCGCGGGGCCTAACGCTTGAGTTCAGGCCGGGATGGCGTTGCTCCCTGCTCACGAAACCTATGGGTGTGATTTTTCAATGAACCCCCAGCAAAGCCTGACAACACGATGAAGGCAATGAAGATGCAGATGGATCTCTTTTCTCACGTCGCAACGGCCTATGCGGATGCTCCCGAGGGTGTGCTGGACAATCGGACGCTCTACGATACGGTGGCGCGCCGCGCCGCCATCAGGGATGTGGATTTGCGCGTCCCGATCGGTAAAACAGGTGAAGCGCACAGCCCTGTCAAGCGCAAAATCCGCTGGTATCAGCAGACGCTCAAGCAACTCGGCGTCATTCGGCGCGTGCCCGGCGAGCGCGGCATATGGGAACTCACCGGCGCCGCAGAAAAAGGGCTGCACAAAGTCAAATCCGGCATCAAATTGGTGTCGTTCAGCACCACCCTCGGAATTGCCATCTGGGGGCGCAGCGAAGACGTATTCCCCCGCCTGCAGGAGCAGATCGCCCTCTACATCAGCTCGCCGCCATATCCACTACGCCAGGCTCGTGCCTATGGCAATCCGGACGAGAAGGAATACGTCGATTTCATCTGCAATTCACTTGAGCCGGTCATGAACAATCTTTTGCCCGGCGGCAGTGTGGTGCTCAACGTCAGTAACGACATTTTTCTGAGCAAAAGCCCTGCCCGCTCCCTCTATCTGGAACGGCTGATTCTGGCCTTGCACGACCGGCTCGGCCTGGCGCTGATGGATCGCATTCCATGGGTGAATCTGAGCAAGCCCCCCGGCCCCACCTGGTGGGCTTGCGTCAATCGCGTGCACTTGACCTCTGCCTATGAGCCGGTGCTGTGGTTCACAAACGACCCCTCGCGGGTCAGATCGGACAACCGGCGTGTGTTGGAGCCACATACACAACGACATGTTGAAATGATGCGCGCCGGCGGCGCGCGGCGCAACGAAATCTACGGCGACGGCGCATACAAGATCCGGCCCGATTCCTTCGGGCAGGTTACTCCCGGCAAGATCCCGCGCAACGTGATTCAGCGCGGCCACGCCTGTGCCGACACCAATGCTTACCGCCACCACGCTCAGGCACTCGGGCTACCACTGCATGGGGCTATGCAGCCAACCTCAATTTCGGATTTCTTCATCCGCTTTCTGACCGAGCCGGGCGACCTGGTGGTTGACGGTTTCGGCGGTACCGTACGCACCGGCCTGGCGGCCGAGCGCTTGGGTCGGCGCTGGCTGGTGTGCGAATGGATCTTGCAATACGTCAGTGGGGCCGCTGAGCTTTTTCGTGGATGCGAAGGGTTCTCCATGCATCCGGCACTGGCCGATATTGGGCACAGAAAATGACCGGTTATGGGCGACGCACCCACGAGCGCAAACCATCGCGCTCATCCGCCCAGGTTTCCAGATCACGTGAAACACGTGCCCTGGGATCCGGGAGCCATCCGTAATGGTTCACACCATTTTCACATCAACGTCATCAAGAAGGAGAATTACTCATGTCCAGACGCTGCCGCAATAAGGTTTCACTGATCGGTTTTGTCGGCAAAGATCCGCAAACTCGTTACTCGGCCGCCGGCGACGCCCTCGCCACTTTGTCGCTCGGTACCACCGAAACCTGGAAAGACAAGGTTACCGGCGAGAAGAAGGAGCGCACGGAATGGCACCGTTGCGTTGCTTTCGACAAGTTCGCTGAAGAAGTCTTCGGGAAGCTGCCGAAGAAAGGGTCATACATCTCGGTTGAAGGCAAATTGCAAACGCGCAAATGGAAAGACAAGAACAGCGGGCAGGACCGCTACACCACGGAAATCGTGGCGGACGATCTGATCATGCTCGACCTGCCCAAAACGGAGAAACCGCCCATCGGCGAGCCGCCGGAAGACGACGATATCCCATTCTGAAATATGCCTGTGCGAACAGCCGGGGGTCGGTCCCCCGGCCTCTCTCCTGGAGAGCCAAACTTATGAGCCAACAGATCCTGATCACCCTCACCGCCGATGACGTGACGATGATGCAATCTATCGAATCATTCATTCGGCAACATAACCGCACCCCAAAAAAACGTGAGGTGTCCGGTTGCCTCGAGCGCGACTTCAAGGGAACGCGCGGCGGTCGTGTTTTTGAACGCCTGAAACTTCTTGGAATTGTGCAGCATCAGGCAAATGGCCATTGTGCTCTTACCCAAGTCGGCATGGACGCGCTGAATGCCAAAAGGGGAAGCCAAGATGCATAACTTAGTAGCAACAGCTGCTCCCACGCTGCGGCCGGACATCCTGACGCGCTCAGGATTCTATTTTGATTTCACAAGCCCAGCACTCAGCACCTTTTTTGTTGAAGACATTGCTCATAGCTTGTCCAATATCTGCCGGTTTGGTGGCCACACCAAAACGTTTTACTCAGTTGCCCAGCATAGCGTGCTGGTGAGCCGAATCGTTCCAAAGCAATATCAATATGCCGCACTGATGCACGATGCAGCTGAAGCATTTATTGGCGACATCCCAAAACCCTTGAAGGAACTATTACCGGATTACAAAGCGCTGGAGCAACGCGTCGAGAAAGCGGTGTTCGATCGTTTTGAGATCTCGCTACCGCTCCCGCAATGTGTAAAGCATGCAGACCTCGTTCTACTCGCTACAGAACAGCGCGATCTCATGCCACACCACACAGACGTATGGGCAATGCTCCGAGGGATTGATCCATTGCACGAGACCATCGTTCCCCTGTCTCCGGACGGTGCCTACGATTTGTTCATGGCAAGGTACAGAGAATTAGCGTGTCGCGAATATTAGAAAAGGAAGAAACATGCAGATTGCACAAGAAATGGTTCTCGACAATTTGTCCTCGTTGATGGGGGCCGGCTGCAGCACCGCACACGCCAAGGCCATGCGAGACATTCTGATGAAACAATATCCAGGGCAAGATACGGTGGATATCCCGGATACAGCATGGCTTGCCCTGCTAGAGCAGGTCGAAACGCGACACCCTCCAGAACATCTTTGGTCGCTACTGGTGTGCTGAACAACTAGATCAATTAACGGGGCAGTTATGCTTTACTTGGGCCGAATCAAAACAAGGGCAGACCTTCCATCGGGGCTGATACCCCGCTCAGAGGCAGCCAAGTATTACGATCTTGCGACGCTGCAACCGATGCTGCCAATTGTTGAAAATCTTGGTTTCATTAAGTACCACGCGACTATGCATGGCAAAGACATTGAGTACCTCGATATTAAAGAACTCCAAAAATGGGGAGAAGCGAACGACTATGATTTTCGGCATTCGTCAGGGATTTCCTATGAATGGCGCGAGTATCTGCGGAAGTTCGATCGTATCTACGCTGATGTTGCTCGTCTAAATGCGCTTGCACTTCAAATGGAATTTGACGATGAAGACATGCGGGCAATCCCAGTGATTCTGAGCACGGATGAATACCTCAAGGCCGGCAATGGATACCTGGTTGAAATGGCGCATAAGACTGTTATCACGGAAACGCCGTTCGAGGATGGCGGATACGCCTCCATTGAAGCTATCCATCAACACAGCATCGAGTTTGAAAAGACCGTGGTGTGCGGAATTTATTTCCTAATTGGCGAAGGCGCAATCAGATACGTCGGGCAGTCCATTGACATACTCAAGCGAATCAGAGAACACAGACAAACTGGACAGATAGAGTTCGATCGCTTTTCGATGCTCCCGGTGCGGCGGGAAAAGCTCACTGAGGTGGAAACATGGTACATCCGTCATTTTCGACCGGCATACAACAAGACACGGATGCGCCCATTTCCGGCAGAAAAACGAGTACAAAGGGAGCGCGAGTCAACCGAGAGACGCCTTCGTAAAAAGCCAAAAGCTACACGACCCGGCATGCCACCGATCTTCTTCGACATCGAGTTCACGGACCTGGCGGTCGATCCCCAACTCATCAGCATCGGTCTGGTTTCCGAGGATGGAACGCGCGAGTTCTACGCCGAACTGAGTGATACCTGGCAGCGGGCGGAAGTGGGCGAATTCGCGCGCACGGCTGTGCTGCCGCAACTGGAATGCCGCCCTGAAGTGAGGCTCACGATGGCCGAGCTGCGCGTTCAGCTGGGGCAGTGGATCCAGGCGTTCGAACAGCCAGTACAGCTGGCCACCGACTCCATGAGTTGGGATTGGCCGTGGATTCACGAAATCTTTGATGAGTTGACCCTCTGGCCGCCGAACCTTGACGGTAAGCCGCTATTGCTCACCATGAGCGACCTGAACGATTACGACAAATTCATCGAGACCGTGGAAAAGGCTTTTGCAGACGGCTTGCGACGGCACCACGCCTTGGACGATGCGAAGGCCAATCGGTTGGGGTGGATTGCTAGGTGGGGACAGCGAGAGGGAAGCACCTTGAACGTCAGAGAGACTGAAGTCTTTAATTAACAAGGCTTTGTGCGTTTGCTACATAATTCCGGAATTTATCCTCGTTGATGGGAACGGTGAATAACGCCGCACATGCGAAAGCCATGCGAGATATTCTCCTGGAGCAATACCCAGGACAAGATACTGTGGACATCCCGGATGAGGCATGGCTTGCCCTGCTGGAACAAACCAAAACGAGACATCCCGAGCACCTCTGGTCGCTGCTGGTGCGCTGATTAAGAAATGTCAGCCAGCAACTTCAAGGTCTTGTGAGCCGCGGCGCTTGAAGTTGCTCCTGCATGAGCGCATAAGTCTTCGGTGCAGTCTGACCAGACCGCATCTCTTCGCGGAAAGTTGCGACGATTTGATCCCACTCCGCCACCATGCGGCCCCATTCAGGCGAGACGTCGGCCATCATCTGCACCTTGTCGTGAGCCTTGGCAATGTCGAGGAACTGGAGGCACCGGCGCAAATCGTCCGGATCGCTCGGATGGCTTGACTCGGCATCCGTAGGCACACCAAGCATACGTTTGCACATCGCGTTCGCCGACGCGCCTCTCTCTCCGGTTCTCAGCCACATTGCTACATCGTAGAACCCAAGATCCCAGGCTGCCTGGAAATCGCGGTGGCGCTTTTCGCTGACTGGGAGATCGAGCTTGCGCAGCTCTTCGATATCCTCGGGCTCACCTATGACGCAGGTGGCTCCTATCCGGTCGGCGATGTCTATTGCCGTCACCGCACCCTTGCTGAATCCGTGAGTCAGCAAGGCGAACTCGGATATTTGGATCGAACCGAAAATGATCCGACACCCGTTGATTGTTTTGACGACGTTTCCGTTCTCCGGAGTGCCACCAACCCATATTTTGAAGCCATCGCTCATTTGACTGTTTCCCTCTCCGTTAGTGGCTACGTCTCATCATTGCAGCAGAGTATCCTGCAGCTTCCCGAACCCTGCCATAGCTTCAAATTCAGCCGCTCTATTTTGATCTACAGGAAGTCCATGCCGCCAATCACAAAGCGCCATAGTCCATTCTGTCTCGCATACTTCACAACGATTCTCGTAAAACACAATCTCTTCACCGGTGAGTACCTGATGGCACTCACGGCAGAGGACAATTCGGCCATCTGCCTCGACCTCTGCAATCTTGAGTCGGTAGTCGATCTCAGAGGGCTGAGGTCCCACAATAAAGTCAAGCATGTAGAGATCTCCTGGAATAATTTACGACTATCCAAATAATGCGGGCTGCTCGGTGCGCTGCTGCTGATGGACGACACCTTTAGCCTCGCGCCCGGAGTGCGCACCCTTCCGCCCCCTCTCGAGATAGCGCTGCACAAGACGTCGCAAATTCGACATGTCGTCTACGTTCTTTTGAACACCGATGTACGGATCCACAATCTGATTGGCTTCACTCGCCTTGATTCCGAGCACTTCCATGATGGGCGGGTCGCTGCCCTCCTCGCTGACCAGGAAAAATGCTGTGACTGGATTTTTCTGGCCGTCGCGATCGAGGCGCCAGATAATCTGCTGATGGATGCCGGGCGACCAATCCAGTTCGCCAATCACCACGACAGAACAACGGTGCTGAAGCTCGTCCAACCCGGCCCCTGAACGTAGTGACAGAATCATCACGTCTGTATCCCCCGCGAGGAAACGATCCTTTTCCTTGTTTTTCTGTGCGGCGGTTTCGGATCCAGTGTACATCGCAGGCCGTAGGTCGGCCAGATCATGGAGCCAGATATCGTAGACGGCGCGGTGCCACCCTGCCAATAACACCGCCTCGCCAGCATCCACCATTAATCGAACGAATTGAGCAACGGCCTTGGCTTTGGACAGCCCAGTTGCCTGCCGTACCATCATGTCCAACTCTCGCGCCGCCTGGCCACGTTCAATAAATGAACCAGTGGTCGCGCGAATGGCCAGGCGATGCGCAAGGTCTTCAATTGACTGAACGGCCTTAGCGTCGTAGTTCACGTACTCCACGATGCGTGAAACTTTTGGCAATTCAAGGCCAACATCGGCCTTGAGGCGGCGCAACATCACGTGTTGCTCTCGCAAGTAGGTGCCCAGCGCCTTGGGATCTGAGATCCGGCCGGAGTTATCCACCCACTCGCGCAGGAAGTCTGAGTGCGAACCGAGCACGGCATCATCGATAAACTGCATGATGTTCCACATCTCAACGCCATAGTTGTATATCGGTGTGGCCGTCAGGCCGAGACGGAATGCAGCGTGCCTTGACAAAACTTTGGCCGCTCCGCCCTTGACCGTCGAATCGCCAGTTCGCAAGCTTTGCGGCTCATCAAAAACTACGCCTTTGAAGAAACGAGTCTCGAACATGTCCACCCAGCCGCCGATCTGGCTGACCCGGAATAGGTAAACATCTGCAGGCGGAAGATCGTACGGTTTTGTCGTCCGGATCTGATGCACACGAAGCGTTGTGAAGGCCGTCAGTTTGTCTTCCCATTGCTGCTGCATATGCGGATCGCAAACCACGGCTGCCGGCAAGGCGCTCCGTTCAGCACACAGACACGCACCCGCCGTATAGGTTTTGCCTAGACCACCCTCATCGCCGAGCAACAGGGCGCCGCGGCGGCGCCACAGCTCCACCGCTTGTACCTGGTAATGGCGAAGCTCCTGTCCTTCGCGCAACCCCATCAAAGCTGGTGCCACGTAGTCTGGGAGCAAAATGCGCTCCATCTCCGCCTGCTGAAGGTCAAAGTCCAGCTTCCCGCCTGTCAGCACCTGTCGATCTTCCTCGCTCATCGCCAAGGGGTAGCGGGAGAAAAACCAATCAAGGTCGGCGCAATGCATCAGATCCCGCGGAAACCGGAAAGGGCCGGTCGATTGTTTCGGCACGCGGGGAAACAGCTGCTTCAGCCGAATAGCCACGTGGGGCTCCAGCTCGGTCATCTCCCAAGCAGAGCCGTTCTGTATCAATCGAAGTGCGCCATAGGTTCTCATCACAGCCACCCGACGCTCAGGGAGGCTGCATAGACCGGCTTCCCGCTGATCTCTGGCGGTAACCCCATGGAGAGGTTAGCCGCCAGGATGAGGGAACTCACTTCAGGGTAATCGGCATAGCGCTCCAATTGCAGATAGATGTCAATCTTTCTGGCCTTTTTGCGCATCTTGCATTCGATCACAATGCCCCCCTTCCACAAGGAAGTCAGGGATGTCTTTCGAGGAAAGCCGCTTCTCCCGCTCAAACGTGATGCCGGCTGCCTCGAGTACCTTTTCAATATCTTCCTGAAGGTGCTTTTCGGACGAAAGATCGAAGCGGCACTGCTCAAGCAAGCGGACAATTTCTGTTTCTGAAATCCGGTGTCTGTTTTCCAGTTCAACGGGATCCGATTGCCCAGCGCTACTTGGAGCACCCTTGACCCACTCGCCTTCCCTGTTCTGGCTCACAACTGTGGTCATTTCGTTACTCCCACTGCAACGCACCGCCGGTCTGATACTCGATCACGCGCGTTTCGAAGAAATTGCGTTCCTTCTTCAGGTCGATCATCTCGGCCATCCAGGGGAAGGGATTCTCTTCGTTGGCGAACAGTGGTTCGATACCGATTTGCTGGCAGCGGCGGTTGGCGATAAAGCGTAAATAACCTTTGAACATCGGCGCGTTCAGGCCCAGTACGCCGCGCGGCATGGTGTCTTCAGCGTAGCGATATTCCAGATCGACCGCCTGGCGGAACAGTTCGCGGATTTCCTCGCGGAATTCCGGGGTCCACAGATGCGGGTTTTCCAGTTTGATCTGGTTGATCAGGTCGATGCCGAAATTGCAGTGCAGGGACTCGTCGCGCAGGATGTACATGTATT